GCCGCTGCTCGGCTGGTGGACGCTCAGCCAGCCGAGCAGCGGCAGCATGACGCTGTCGGGGTGGCCGGCGAAGTCGGTAAGAATGACCTGTAGGTCGAAGCTGTACTCAAACGAGAGTGTTTGCGCGGCGGTGCAGCGGATCTTGCCGTTGTCGATGAAAATCAGCAGCCGGTCAGGGTTATGCGTGAGTTCGGCTACGGTGGCGAGCAGGTGTTTGCGTAGGCTTTCAGGCTTGTTCATTGTCGGTTCTCAGTCCCATAGGTTCACCATCTGCCGTTGCGGAGCAGCGGCCTTGGCTTCGGGCATCTGCACCAGAAGGCCTTGCGGCAAGGTCGGGCCGTGGTCGGCCAGTCCGGGGTTGGCTTCGAGTACCGCTTCGGTCACACCGGCAGTGCGGCCGTAGTGACGCCAGCACAGGACATCGACGGTGTCGTTCTGTTGGGCGCGGATGCTGACGGTCATCAAATCAACTCCACGGTGGTGCGGCCCAGACCGAGGAAGTCGCGCACGGCCCAACGCTGATCGCGGCGCAGTTCTTCGATGCTCGGGGTCAATTCGTCGGCATTCTGGTTGCCACTTTTGGTGCTGTCGTAGGAGCGGTAGCGCTCGCAGATCTCAGCGCCGGTCGCGGCGCAGATCGCTCGATGGTAGAGGTGGACGCGCTCTGAAATGCCCTTGATCAGTTCGGCCGGGACTTCGTCGAGGGTGGCGTAGCCGTTGGCCTGTTGGGCGCGGCGCCATTCGGCGAACTCTCGGTTGATGCTGATCGCGGCGACGATGGTCGCAGTCTCAAGGCGGATAGGGGTGACGCTGGCGTCGATGCGTAAGGTGCCGCGCACATCGTCCAGATCAATCGATGGCCAGAAGGGGTCGGTGTTGATGTGGCCGGCCGGGGAGGTGGTGCCGGTACCGCCCGCTACGAATCCGCTCATGAATTTGCGCTCTGTTGTAGTTCGCCGGTGGTCGGGGCTTCACGTTCAGGAGGAGCGGCCTGGCCGAACCGCCCCGAGCCGGCGGCGTGCGTGGGGACGCTCGGGTTGCTGCACTGATTCATTGACCAGAGCCAGCGAGTTTGTTGAGCAGGCGTTCGGCCCGCTCCAGATCCTTCTTGCCACCGCAGGCGTCGTGCAGGTCGATGGCTTTTTTCAACAGTTCGATGCCGGCTTGCACCTGTCCGGGCTGGCCGGGTTTGTCGTCGGTGATGCCCTCCAGCGTCGCGCGGCCCATGGCGAGGAACAACTTGGCGCGCGCCTGATCCGGCATGTCCTCGGCGTCGGTCAGTTCGGCGGTGCGTTGCAGGATGGCCAGGTCGAACGGGTCGCCGACCTTTTGCGCCTTGAGGGCAACGGTGGCGATTTCCTCCGCCACCAGGCATCCGGTGGTGCGTTCGAACCGGTCAGGCATAACCAGTTTGTGTTTGAGGACATAGTCGGCAATGTCCAGAGCGCCGCTATAGTCCTCAGCGTCGATACGCCAGACCATGATGGTCGTCATCACATCGTCCTGCGCACCTTGGCCACGTTCCAGTACACCTTGCACATAGGGGATGTATTCGGGCAGTAGCAGCCGTTTGAGTTCCGCTTTGCCCTGGTTCGATTGCACCTGTTTCAAGCGCAAACGGTCTTGCAACAGTTGGTTGAGCTGATGCTCGTAGGCTGTGGCGCCGGCCATGGTTTGCGTGGGATTGGCCGCTGCCGCTTCGATGGCCGCACTGACACGCACAAAATGGCGCCGGCAAGGATTGGTCATGGTGTCGGCCTCAACTTAGGGTGATGTTTTCGGCCATGGCTGCGCAGCCCAGGTCTTCAATCACGTAGCTTTCGTTGACCGACTCATAGTTCTCGACGCGGTCGCGTTTCGCGTTGTCGACGACGGTGCGGCGGCGGGTCCCTTCCTGCCAGTAGATCGACAAGTTATCGAGGCGAGTAACCAGCAGACCGTTGGGTGGGAAATGCGGCACACGCACCGCCGGCAGGTTGCCCAGGCGTTTCTGGCTGGTGACGATGTCGGCGGCCAGCATTTCAGTAGGCGCCTGAGTTTTGTTGATGATCGGGAAGTATTTGTCGGCCAAAAGCTGGCGCCCGCAGATAACCACCAGATCGGTGTCTTCCTGATACCACGGGTCGATGAATTCGTTGACCATGCTGATGACCAGCGCATCGATGTTTTCGAAGTCCTTGCCGGCGCCGATTTCGATTTTGCCGCTACCGGCCGCGACCTCGGCCATGACGCGCGCTTCGTTCTCTACGCGCATCTTTTGCAGCCAGCCGACGTTCACGTCCTGCAACAGCGGGTTGGTTGTCGGGTTCGACGTGGCGGCGCGGCTGGTGCCGTTCCAGCCGATCATGATCCGGTTGAGTGCCTGAGCCTTGATGATTGCGTCGCGGATGCGTGCCTGGAAGTCTTTGAATTTTGCCCACTGGTCCAGCTTCTGGTAACGCAGGCCGGTATCAAAGTTCGTCTGGGTGCAGGTGTACCCACGGTTGTCCAGGCTGCTCGGGTCACGCGGTTCGCGATCCTTCACGGTGGTGTCGGTGGTGCTGGCAATGGTGCCGTCGATACCGATGCCGATCGGCTCGCCGGATTGCTCGGATACGCCGTATATGTTGATCGAGCTGAGGAACGAGCTGGATTCCTGAATGCGGGTTTCCAGCGTTTGGGCAACGCTCGGTGCTGCGGTGAATTTGGTGGTGACATCGCTTACGCCGTGCAGTTGAGCGAGCTGATGCAGGTAGGCGTTGAACAGCACTCGGGTGTCGTTACGCATGGTGGTCGTCCTTTGAAATTCGGGGCGGCGGTGGGGCTGTTAGCAGTCGGTCACGACCGAGTGATCGCCGCCGGTTATTGGTGGACGCGTCTTTTGGTTGTGGTCTTGGGTGTTGGTGAGTTTGGTTTTCAGCTCGGTGAAGTCCTTGCTCAGTTGATCGAGCTGGCTTTTCAAACCGGTAGAGAATTTCTTCTCGGCGGCGAGTTGGTCGGGTAGATCCTTGACGTGTTCGGCGACGGCTTCGACGGCATTGCTGATCTGCGAAAACTCGCTCTCGTCCTTGGCTTGCTTGCCCTTGAGCAGGTTTTGCACCTTGTTGAACAACTGGGCGCCGATGCTTGGCTTTTCTTCAAATTCTTCGAAGGTGAGTTCGATTTCGACCGCCTCGGTGAACATTGAGGTCGCGGAGTAGTGGCGATCCTTGAACGGGCTGACGTCAGGTTTCTGGGCTGAGAACGCCAGGACGTCGGTGCCCAGGCTGGCCGGCGAATCGGTGACCGCCAGTCCGACGATGTAGGCCTCACCGGTGTCGGCGAAGCTCTCGTCGATTTCGACTGAGGTGTAAATTTTTTGCTTGGCCTTGTTTATGGCGATCAGCTCGGGCGTTGGCTCGACCTGGGCAAACAGCGCCAGCTTCTTCTGGCCGCCGATATCGACTTCCTCGGTCTTCACCGCGAGCACATCGCCATAGGCTTTGAAAGGGCTATCCGGCAAAACGCTGCGGTAATGCTCCAGCCAGATGCGGGCGCCGTAGGTGGACGTGCTGAAGTTCTTCGCGGCTTGTTCCAGCCAGGCGCGTTTGATGTGGCGTTTGTCGGAGGTGGCGCCCTCGACGGCGACGCGGAACCAGTTGCTGCGAAATTTCTTCATGCCGGGAATCCTCAATGCGTGGGCGCTGAAAGCGTTGCGATGAGGGGCATGGTCGTGACGCGCGCGAGTTGCGGCAACGAGGCGGGACTGTAGGGAAGGGGGCTACAAGGGGCGGCACTATTGAGTCGCGGGCGTGGGCGGCAGCATCGCGGCCATGACTACGACCGCACTGTTGCCCATCGATCCCCGCCGCCAATCCAAGTTCCTGTACTGGATGGGTTGGCGCATCTGCGAGATTGCCGAGGCTACGGGCGAAAAGGAAAAAACGCTACACAGCTGGAAGACCCGCGACGAGTGGGACCGGGCCGACAACGTCGAGCGCATCGGCGGGGCGCTGGAAGCGCGGTTGGTGCAGTTGATTCTCAAGGATGGGAAAAGCGGCGGCGATTTCAAGGAGATTGATCTGCTGCACCGCCAGCTCGAACGGCAGGCACGTATCCAGCGCTTTCAGGGTGGCGGAACCGAAACCGACCTCAACCCGAACCTGGCCAAACGCAACGCCGAGCCGAAGAAAAAGGCCGTCAAAAACGAGATTGACGAAGACCAGATCGAGCTGCTGCGCGAAGCCTTCATCGATGGCTGTTTTGACTATCAGAAGGATTGGTACCGGGCTGGCAACCAGCGCACCCGCGTCATCCTCAAAAGTCGACAGATCGGCGCGACTTACTACTTCGCCCGCGAGGCGTTCATCGATGCGCTCGACACCGGGCGCAACCAGATTTTCCTGTCGGCTTCGAAGAACCAGGCCTACTTGTTCCGAGGTTACATTCAGGCGTTCTGCCGCGAGGTGATCGGCGTCGAGCTGACCGGAGATCCCATCGTTTTACCCAACGGCGCCGAGCTGTTTTTCCTCGGTACCAATGCCCGCACAGCCCAGGGCTACCACGGCAATTTCTACTTCGACGAATTTTTCTGGACGTTCAAGTTCGAGGAACTGAACAAGGTCGCCTCGGGCATGGCGATGCACAAGAAGTGGCGCAAGACCTACTTTTCCACGCCCTCGAGCATGGCCCACGAGGCGTACACCTTTTGGACGGGCGAGCGCTTCAACAAGGGCAAACCTGCGGCGCAGCATACGAAAGTGGACGTCTCCCACGGCGCGCTCCAGCAGGGTCGGTTCTGTGAGGATCGGTTGTGGCGACAGATCGTCACGATTCTGGATGCGGAGCGGGGCGGTTGCGACCTGTTCGACGTCGAGGAACTGCGTCGTGAGTACAGCCCCGAGGCGTTCGCCAACCTGTTGATGTGCGAGTTCGTCGATGACGGCGCGAGCATCTTCCCGCTGACCCTGTTGCAGTCGTGCATGGTGGACAGCTGGGTCGAGTGGGCCGAGGACTACAAGCCCTTCGCCATGCGCCCGTTCGGCGACCGCCAGGTGTGGATTGGCTACGACCCAGCCGAGACGGGCGACTGTTCTGGCTTGGTGGTAGTCGCGCCGCCCCTGGTGCCCGGCGGCAAGTTCCGCATTCTTGAGCGTCACCAGTTCCGGGGCATGGACTTCGCCGCGCAGGCCGCGTTCATCAAGAGCGTCTGCGACCGCTACTGGGTGACGTACATCGGCATCGATGTGACCGGCTTAGGCAGTGGCGTGGCCCAGTTGGTGCGCCAGTTCTTCCCGGCGGTGACCACCTTCAGCTACTCGCCCGAAGTCAAAACCCGCCTGGTGCTCAAGGCCTACGACGTGATCCACAAGGGCCGGCTCGAATTCGACGCCGGCTGGGCCGACATGGCCCAGTCGCTGATGGCGATTCGCAAGACCGTCACCGCTGGCGGGCGCCAGTACACCTACACCGCCGGCCGCAACGACAACACCGGCCACGCCGACCTGGCCTGGGCGCTCTTCCACGCATTCCACCACGAACCGCTTGAGGGGCAGACCACTGCTAACACCGGGCGCATGGAGATTTACTGATGACCGAACAATTGGCCAACCAGACGTTGCCCGCGACCACTTCCACCGCCGGCGCCGGGACGCAGGTGTTTTCGTTCGGCGAGCCGACGCCGGTGCTGGGTGGTCGGGAGGTCTTCGACTACCTGGAGTGCTGGTTCAACGGGCGGTGGTATGAGCCTCCGCTGTCGCTGGACGGGCTGGCCCGGTCGGTGGGGGCGAGCGTGCATTTGCACTCAGGGCTGATGTTCAAGCGCAACCTGTTGAGCAAGACGTTTATTCCACATCCGCTGCTGTCGCGGGCTTCGTTTGAGCAGTTCGCGCTGGACTTCCTGTGCCTGGGCAATGGGTACTTCGAGGGGCGTCGTTCGCGGTTGGGCGGGCTTCGGAAACTGGAGACGCCGTTGGCCAAGTACATGCGCGCTGGGCCGGACGGGCAGTTTTACCAGGTGCGTGGATGGAAGGATGAGCATGCGTTTGAGCCGGACAGCATTTTTCACCTGCGTGAGGCGGATCTGCACCAGGAGATTTATGGGCTGCCGGAGTGGATCAGTGCGTTGCAGTCGGCATTACTCAACGAGTCCGCAACGCTGTTCCGACGCAAATACTACGAGAACGGGAGCCATGCCGGGTTCATCCTTTATATGACGGATGCGGCGCAGACAGAGGCGGATATCGATGCGTTGCGCAAGGCGCTCAAGGAATCGAAAGGGCCTGGCAACTTTCGCAATCTGTTCGTCTACTCGCCGACCGGCAAGAAGGACGGGATTCAGCTGATCCCGGTGAGCGAGGTCGCGGCGAAAGATGAATTCAATTCCATCAAGAATCAGACGCGGGATGACGTGTTGGCTAGCCTGCGCATTCCGCCGCAACTGATGGGTATCGTTCCCCAGAACGCGGGTGGGTTTGGGTCAATCAAAGATGCAGCGCTTATTTATGTCAGCAACGAACTGGAACCACTTCAGACCCGAATGCTACAACTAAATTATTGGCTCGGAGAAGAAGTGATACGATTCAAACAATATGAGTTGGCATCTAATTAACAAAGGGGGGCATTTTTCAGTTTAATTCGAAGTTTATAGTACATAGCTGATGCCGCACTGGCGCCTATTTAGGGGGTGACTATAGTAATGTATTCTTAGATTCTTGCTTTTGGGTGAGTACGCTTGCTACGGCGAATACTGTACCCAACAAATGATTGTGGGGGCCATGCCCTTGAAGACCAAACCTTCTCCCAAAAGCCTCTGAGCTATTGTTAGTGCACTCCATCCCAATTTTACTGTAGCCTAGAATAGGCGCACATTCGACTAGAAACTTCATGAAGTTTCTGCCATGGCCTCTACGGTGGTCTTTGAAACCAATTCTTGAAATTACCAATGTTTCTGAATCCCAAATGCCACCTGGAGGTGGTGTCACGCGTAGGTAAAATTCGTAATCTTCCCCGTGTGCATTTACGGTATGGCCCATCACTGATTCGCCAAAATGTTTTGAACTTGAGAATTCTCGAGAAAGATAAGATGCGAGAAGGGTTAGAGTTATTTTTGCATTCTCTTCCGCAATCTTTCGAGCAGCGCTATTTGCTTCGAAAGCAGAAAGGGTTGTTGTCGAATCAGAGTTTTCCATTTTCTTTTATTTTCTTTTTGGTTTTCTAGTGTATGTTGTTTTTAGTTGTAGGTAATTTCTTTCGTAATTGTCAAGCAATGAAAACATTAGTCTATCGATTGCGTCGTGTTTTTCAGGGTTTCTGAGTTTTTGCAAAAGTTTGCATAAATAACGAGCTGGTAGCTTTATAATTAAGGTAGAGTGGGACTTGTGCATTTCACGCACCCAGTCTAATTCGGTCCCAGTCATGTGTTCGTCGTCATCTCTCGTTATTATAAAGCCTAGCTTTCCATATGGCCCGGTCAAATAAGACTGAAGCTGCCGGTATTCATCGGGGCCGAGGCCGGAGTAGTTTTTCGAATCAAATACAACATGCCGAACTTTGTAATCCTCATGGACACGTTTCCAAAAGTCCGAGCCGGACCGATTGGTGCCAACAATATCCCTGCGTTGAACCGCTTGACCATTTGGTGCTAATTCAAGATTAATTAGGTGGGATGCAAATATAATGCGCAATGTATCAAGGCACCAGTGCTCGAATTCTCTCGCGCCCTCTCTGCCTAAAGGTATTTTGTCTAGTTGTGAAACGGTTTGCCCTATTTTTACTTTTCGAATTTCTGGTGTTACAGATTGTACTATGATGTCGTATTCGTCATTAATTTCCTCTGCCTCTTCGGGGGCTAGTGCATTGCGAGAGAGGTTTAAACCCAGCCAATAACAAGGATGAATTAGTATTTTGTCTCGATTTTCAAACCCTTTGTCTGGGGTTCTACCATCATGACAAAATGAAAAAGCTGATGTATTGCTGTCATGCGTGCCTATGAAACCCACGCTATACAGCGACTGAAGAAGCCCGCTTGCTTGTAGAATTCTTGTTTCGGCTAAAGACTCATGGTTGCAGCTGTCTTCACTTGAGTCTATGTGATGTTCCATTGCCTCTATAGCGCTTCCTACCAGTAATTCAGGCTCTCCATCTTTGAAGGAACTAGTGACAAGTTGTATTGATGGGAATATTTTTGAGTATTCTTTCCAAAGATCTTCGAGGCGCGCCACGGATATAGATTGTGCAGCATGATCAAGATCTGTGATGATTGCAGTTTCTCTTGAGTGTCGCGCAGCACAGAAGAATGTCTCATTTAAAAGCGATAGTAAGTCGCGTGGTCTATACAGAGTGAATTGTAAGCACTTTTTAAAGCCGTCGCGTCCTTGAAGTTCGCCGGCAGTAACTCTGTCCCAAACCTTTTGATCTTTTTCTACGGCTATTTTGAAAGAAAGCTTCATGCGCGCTGTAACCAGCGTAAGAAGCTGTGCCCAATCCCAATGGAGACGTATAACTTGTCCTTCGATGTTTCTTGAGTAGTCGGGATCTTCTTTTGCAAGCGTACGATATATATTGTCGCGAAGAAAAACTATAGGCCTAATTAGGTGAGATCTCTTGTTTAGTTCAATCGCAGCATAGGTTAGGCCTGCGATCATTCCTATTCCCACGGCATCAGATTCATATCCTTCGTCTAGCCGATCCATCAGTACAACAACTCGCCGATCTGCCTTGTCAAAGAGTCCCAGAACTTTTTCTTCTACTTGGCTTAATTCAAGGTTGCCTGGGAGATCTCCCACCGCTTCTTCAGGGTGAATTGAGGTCAAGAATAGTTTTGCAATGTTTCGGCACTTGGTTAAATAACCACTTTTCGTTTCGTTCCATCGTGTAAGGTGCGAGCTAAGAAGGCTGTCTCTTTCTATTAGGGAGCTTAATTTGTAGTTTGAGGAGACGTAGTTTGCCATCTCCATAAGTATAGTGTATTTCCATAGTAGTTTTGTAACCGCTCTGGAAAGATTGAAGGATTCGGCGAAAGGCTTTAGTAATGATCGAAATCCGATGATTTCTGTATCTTCTGGTGAGAAGCATATAACGATTACTTTTTTATCTTTTTTCCAATGCTTCTGCAGTTCAATATATAAGGCGCTCTTGCCTGTTCCTCTGCGTCCGACTACGACAGTTCTATCGTCTGACTCAATGAGTGAGCGAAAGTCTGCGGTAGCAACAAAAGCATCTGAAAGCATCCGGCTGTCATTTTCAGCCGTGGTATCCCCAAGGGAGTTAGCTCTTATTGGTTGAGTAATGCTATTCATTATCGCGCTCTCCTTAGCTTGGGTTTGCAGCTGGCTTTTCACGATGACTTTTGATCGCAACATATTGTGTCTCTGCCCAATCAAGATGCACCTTCATTGGCGCCTTACATTCCAGCATTGCCAATTTTCTGAAATATATCCTGAAAATGGACGTGAAAAAGCCTTTCGAGAGAAATTTTTGAGAGTGACTCTCTATGGGCGGCGCGCGCCGTCGTCCCCCCACCGCGCCTCCGGGCTAAATGGGTCTTTTTTTCCGCAGCCCTGCACCGTGCTGAACGCGGCTATGGCCGGGACCCGCCCTGGTAATCATCTTGGGTAAAAAGCCTGCAAATCCCTGCGGGGAGTGGGTCACTTGATGTGTCGCGGCAGTCGATCGCCAGGTGTGGGTCAGCGCTTGGGGGCGATTTTCAGGAACGCGTTCGAAAAAAGGTAATGTGGTAATCCGGGCATCAGAACGCCGCTGAAAGCCTCGGATTCATTGGCTTTGCTGGATTACATCAGAAAGTGATTTGAAGTAATGAAAGAGGTAATGTTGCCGTAAGTGGTTGATTTATATGGGATGAAAAAATAAGAAAATTACTTTCTTGAAAGGTAATTACCTTACCTATTCATTACTTGAAAATTACCTTGTGCCAATCCTACGCAGACCAGCGAAATCAAGGCTCCCAGCCGAATAAAACGTTCGGCTTACCAAAATTACCTTTTCCCGACGTCTTTCCCGAAAATCTGACATCGCCTGTGCGGCGGTGCAGCGCTTCGTCTTGCTCGTACTCATGCAGATGACGCAGACACACTCTCGCCCAGGTGCTTCGTGCTCGTGCAGGAATGCTTGTAGGGAGTGCTGGGGATTGGAGCGACAGGCACGCGCGCCAACGAGGAATTTCGGCGTGCCGCGTGGTGAGACAGTAGAAGGGTTGTACGAAAGTGGTACGAAGATTTTTCGGTGGCGCTGAAGGCCTTGTGATTCAAGGTCTACAGAATCAGCTGATCCAATCCATCATCGGGAGAAACCAGGAGTGAACTGGATTTGTATCGCCTAGCCTACGATAAATATTTTGTGCTAAGAGGGCTGCTAATGACTTGGGGAATCTGTAAGGGACTAAATGATGCATCAGATCCATAAGGACAATCACTATGTACCTAAGCTTTACCTGAAGCAGTGGGCTAAAAACGGAGTAATTTCTACGTATCGCCTACTGGTTCCCAATGAGAAAATTCCGCTTTGGAAGACCCACTCCCTAAAGGGGATAGCCTATCAGGAGCACCTTTATAACTACGTTGTAGCCGGTGAGCAGACGGATGAGTTTGAACGATGGCTTGACAGAGAGTTTGAGGCACCCGCTGAAGAAGTGATTAGTCGTGTGATTTCTGAGCAAAGGCTTCTACCAGACCATTGGCGGACACTTATCCGTTTTGCAATGGCTCAGGATGTGAGGACACCTGCACGATACAGAGAGTTTGTTGCACGGCAGTCTGAATCGCTGGAATCGCTTTTGAACGATACGTTAGAGCGATCAGTTGCTGATTTAGAGCTCGCAGTTTCAGAGGGCCGCTCTCTCGGGCGTGCGGATAACACGGCTGCAGAGGGCTTCCCGTTCAATCTAGCTATCGACCGTCAGCCCGATGGAAGCGGATTGTTGCATGCCCATACAATCGTTGGACGGCGATTGTGGGTCTGGAACGCTCGGCGTTTGCTCACTGACACTATCAAAAAAATACCGATGAAAGATTGGACAATTCTAAAGCCGCCTCCTGGCTTGAGCTGGCCGACTAGTGACAATCCACTTGTTAGGCTCAATTATCATGGGCCCGAGCAGTACGATTTCAAGGGCGGTTGGAAGGTTCAAAATGGAGATATCCTTCTCCCGTTGAGTCCTAAACATCTCCTTTACACGTGCGTTGGTAATCGTCCGATGATTCGTGGCACCACATTGGATCATGACACCGCTCAGTTCATGCGACGGATAATTATTGAGAATGCCGACCGATATGTATTTTCTACAGAATCAAGTGACGTGCACTTGATTCGTCCTAGGAAAGCATGTGCCAAGCAGTTCATGGCGGAGCGGAGCGCCTGGGGTGATTGGAACCGTGAGCAGTCGGAAGCCGAAGCGAAGCTTGTGAGGTAAAGCTCCATCTTGCCGCATCGACCGATTGCATCCTGAGGTGGGATCGAGCTAAAAAACGTTCCGCAACCCCAGTACATACCCTTTACAGCTGGGGTGTGTAGGGCATTGAAAATCAGTAGCTTGCGGAAAGGTTTTCGTGCTAACCTGTTGATCTACTTAGCTTTGTAGCGTGGATTGCAAATCCGCCTACGCCGGTTCGATTCCGACCTCGGCCTCCACTAT